GATCCTGTAATAATTCAATTTCTGGTCTCTGCACGTCCGCCCAAATTAATACACGCTCACCTGTACCTTTAAAGTCGCGCACGACCTTTAATATTTTGGTAACAGGGTTAAATGTATAAGTTACATAACCACCGAACATACGTGCTGCTAGTTCTACATAGCCTGCATAGAAATCGTATGTAGCCATACCACCTGTATAGTTGTAGTTTAACAAATATGTGTTGAGAATAGCACTACTGAATGGGTCAAAACTTGTGCTGCTAGGGCCAGTCTCTAGACCTACTGTTCTACGGAATATAGCACGAACGTTTATAAACTCGCTAGGTAAGGTATATGTGTCTACGTTTTTAATGATCGTCATCAAAGTATAACTTTCTATATTCGCATTCTGCGCACGTTGACGGTAAACTTTTAAAGCATAATCGTAAGATGCTTCGTAGTGCTGAGGATCTAATTCAAGGTCAATTATATCACCACCTAAACGTAATCTTAAGTTATTAAACATCTGCTCTTTCAATTCTTGTAAAGAAAGATTAGTAGGTACTGAAAGTGGATCGTTAGCCATAAAAATTCCCGATAATGTATTATTTATCGGGAATAATATTCAAATTAAAGATCGTTTGCTTTGCGATTTTCGCTATAGTAAACGTCAAACTTGCCGCCCGGATAACGTGCTTCAAGTTTCTTCACGTTCTCTGCTACTACGTCATTGGGGTCAAAGCCCAATGCACGACAAGCATTGATCCAGTACCACATGATATCGCCCAATTCACGCTTCATATGAAAGTGTGCTTCTTCATTGAGCGGCTTACCCTGAAACACGACCTTTTTTACGATCTCTTGGAACTCGCCTGTCTCGCTACCAAGACCGATAGCACCACAAAGCAATAGTGGTACATTGATATCTGGTCCATGCATGTACTCACCGTCCGGACCATAACTTTCATAATTAGCATCAATACGATCTAACCTATCCATAAACTCAGTAAGGTCCTGACTAGGCTTGCTAGTGACTGCCTCTACAAACTGCTTATATTTGTTTAAATCTACCTGGCTCATACTAAATCCTTAAACATTTCTTTACGACCATTTGGACCCAACGTAGCATCAAAGATTTCTCTTGTACGTTGTAGCATAGCGCATGCCAACATGAGTTGATCATTTCTATCATTAGTAGATAGAATTGCGGTATCAATAACCGTCATCATAGTTTGCATACGTGCCTCGATTGGATTAAACTCACCTTTCATTATTCACCTCTAATAGTTTTTTAAACTTTAATTGACCACAAACTTGTGCCCTGATACAACTGTACCTCTTTATTATACAAGGACGAAAAATATTTTACATTTTCTATCACGTCAGGAAAACTTTTATGGTAATCATGCCCACATAACATGAAACTTTTTTTAAAAAATTTTTGGAAATGATTAAAATTTTGAATGTCGTTAGGGTTAGTATGAGCAGCATCCATAAAAAATATATCAATTGAATCACCGGGATAATTTATATTTTTAGGGCTAACTCCTTTTAACACAATAATGTTGTCACAATCTTTTGTATTTCTTTTAAAGTTTTCGTAAATGTTAGGTATTTTTTCGTTTTCAAATTTGTCTATACAATAAATCTTCACACTTGGGTCACAAGATTTTGACCAACAATAAGCAGACCTGCCTTGATGAGATCCTAATTCAACGATGACTCCGTTTTTCGGAACTGACTGAGACCAGGACTCAATAATTTTAAGTTCTGGCTCAGTCATATGTCCTGAAATACTTATGTCATACATATCTTTTAGAATGCCCGCAAGATGATCATGTTAGCATTGAATCGTCCGTTAGGCTTAGCACCAACTGCCTTGATACTATCAAAGAATTTACGTGCAGCCGGCTTGCTACCCATCACTTCCTTGATTTGCTGTTCGGGCTTACGTAGAGTTTTGATTTCTGATTCCTTAGTACAGAAACCAACTACAGTGTTGCCCTTGACGCTAAGGCTCTTAGCATACTCATCTGCGACATAGTGATGCAGTTTGCGCTTCTTAGTGTCGTAGACCCAAGCCTCGCTACAGTTATGTAGTTTAGTCGGGCTCACACTCTCAAGTTCAAGTTTCTCCAACTTGAAGTTTTTGAGATACTTGAGACGCTTGACGATCTTCTCGACCGGCACGGGCTTCTTAGCACGTGGCTTCTTACCTGCCTTCTTGAGATTGATATACGCATTGAGATCGGCGATGACAGTCTGAATAGTATTGATAATGTTCTTCAATTGAACCTTACCAAAACGCTCATAGGCTTCATTCAACTGCTCGTCCTTACCTGCAAGGACCTCTTCATACTCATAGAGTTTGCCTTCCCACGCACTAACCAACATAGGTACATGCTGCGGTAGAATGTTGCGCTGAGACAACAAGTCCATTGCCTTGATGCCTTCCTTACCAGCACCAGATTTCAGATAATCATCCCACAAGCCCTCAAGTTCACCACCAACTTGTTGAGTACGCTCACGCATGATCTCCTGCACGTTGGGGCGATTGCTAGTAGGGGCTTCATCGTCAGAGGTATCTACCGTTGTGAATGACACAAGACGATCAACCTCACTCTGAAGTTTGTTCAAAGTGTCGTTTGACACTACACTTCCCCTCAGAATACAACGCGCAAGCCAACCATAAGTGGTCTTAATGTGTCTATCATTGACACGGCGTATGCTTTTAGCAACTTGTTGCTTGCCCGCAACATCTAGATATTGGGCAATGAATTCTTTAGCGTCCTTGTTATCGTAAAAGTGATTATACCAATTGAACGCCTTAGCGAGTTCCCAATCAGTCGCAACCAGATCAGCATTGAAACTGGGTTCGGGACCAATGTGCTTCAAGTCAAAGTCCTTAGGCTTCAACTCTCTGATTTCTACTTTGTGCTTTACCATGACAACTCCGTTGTTTCACTAATTTATATATTTTACGCTAAAACAGGGCTAAAGTCAATACCTTTGTAAGTCATTGATTTTTATACTAAATACTACTATGCCCAAACTGTCGCTATATAGCCCTACCAAACAGAATGATTACAGATACTTGGATAGAACGATATCCGAAACACTAACTGTGGGCGGGACAGATTTATACATACACAAGTATTTAGGCCCTGAAGCACAGACACCTAGTCCGGACTATACACAACCACAATACATTTCACCAGACCCTACACAGATACAAGATTTACTATTTTTGGAAAATCGTGATAGAAAGTATGATCCTAATATTTACAGGCTACGTGGGCAATACAATGTACAGAATTTAGATTTTGATTTAAGCCAGTTTGGTTTATTTTTAAACAATGATATTATTTTTATTGTCGTACATTACAACGACATGATTGATATTATTGGGCGAAAACTCATGGTAGGAGATGTGTTAGAACTACCGCACTTGCTTGATTACAATCCATTGAAAGAAACTATACCAGTAGCATTGAAACGTTTCTATCAGATCACAGATGCAAACTTCGCAAGTGAAGGATTTAGTCAGACATGGTATCCACACTTGTGGCGTATCAAATGCGAACCACTGATTGATAGTCAAGAGTTTAGCAATATACTTAAAGAGCCAATCAATACTGACAATTATCTCGGAGATTGGGACGCAAACAAAGTATACCCACCTGGCTATGTTATAAGTTTTGGTGACAAAAACTATATCAGCAAGATTGAAGTACCTGCAGGCATAAAGCCTCCTAATCCTACATATTGGGAACTTGATCCTAATCAGAATCTTAAAGATATACTTGCTACATATAACAAAAATATTGAAATCAATAATGCGCAACTTGATGAAGCAAAAAGAATATTACCTAAAGCAGGATACGACAATAGCAAGATGTATGTCGTACCAACATACGGTGTATATGAAAATAATAACGTTCCGTCTGGTAGACTAAATCAACCAGCACCTCCTATAAGCGTAGTAACTTATAGCGGAGGGGCACCAAGCACAACTGTTGGTACAGTTGTTTACATGCGTAATTACAAATACAAAAATCCTAACATAGGTCTAAGAGTATCTAAAGAAGCATTAAAGAATATTTGGGATATGACAGCAGACACAGACTTGTCCGATAAACTTGATAAGTTTGTGCAAACACATTTAGAAGTTATAGAAACACCTCCTCCTGAAAGTAAATCCGGCGGAAGATTTATTGAAGGAGATAAAATACTCACAGTAAAATCAATGGGCCCGATCACTGGCCCATATGGTACTGCTGATAATACATATGCGACTGCTGATGCTGATCCTACACAGCCAGGGTTTACTGGAACTATAAGCACTGAAATGGATTGGCGCGCAGACTGCGATCCTGCATTCCAATATATAGTTAGATCAACTCCTAGAAGTTTTGGTTATGAAACTGGTTATCTATCAGGTGACGGCACAGCACCTAATGGTTTACCAAGCGGCGCTGGTATAGCGTTCCCGCAAAATCCACAAGTAGGTGATTACTTCTTACGCATTGATTATAGTCCACAAATTTTATATCGCTGGGACGGAAAATTGTGGATACGTATTTCTACTAATGTAAGAACAGAAACAGGTATGACCGCGACTGATAAATCACAGTTATCACAATTCATAAATAATGAGGCAGTAATTTATAGCAATAATGAAGAGAAGTTAATACCGTCTGCTCAACCATTATCAAGTATACTTGAGTTAGCACCAGATAACTTACCACCTAAACCATAAGAGTGATTCATGGCACAATTTTTTTACGATAATCAAATACGCAGATTCTTGATACAGTTTGCAAAAATCTTTAGTAACTGGTATGTAACTAAAGGTAAAGATCCTAATGGCAATGATATACTTGTTCGTGTACCTGTAATGTATGGTGATCAAAGCAGGCAAGTCTCAACAATAATTGCAAATAATAGTGCTAGCACATTACCTAGTGCGCCTATCATTACTTACTTTATTACTGGATTAGAATATGATCAACGTAGAACACAAGAGCCTTTCTTTGTTGACAGGCTTAACGTAAGACAGAGACAGTATAATCAAGAAACACAGACATTTGAAGAAGTGCAAGGACAAGCATTTACGATTGAAAGATTAATGCCAGTTCCTTATACATTAAGAATGCAAGTAGATTTTTGGACTACAAACTATAATCAAAAATTAGAATTGATTGAGCAGTTAGGTACACTATTCAATCCTAGCCTTGAAATTCAAAGCACTGACAATTTCGTTGATTGGACTTCACTAACTGTAGTTTATCAAGATGGATTAACTTTTAGTTCACGTAGCATTCCGATCGGCAATAATAATCCTATTGATGTGATGAGCTGGAAATTTTATTTACCTATATGGATAAGCACAAGCAGCAAACTTAAAAAGATGGGTGTTGTTCACAAAATTATCGCAAGCATTTACAAAGGCAAGGCTTTACAAGATATACAAGATGAAGATTTATTATTAGGAACAAGACAAAAGATAACACCATATGGATATAAATTATTATTGATAGGTAATAGATTACAGTTACTTCCTGCAAATGAAGCATTTAATCCATCTAACTCTACTTTAGAAGAACCTGTACCTCCTAATACTAATTTATATTGGACAAGTTTGTTGAACGTTTATGGCAAGTATAAACCAGGCATTAGTCAAATTTGGTTACAAAACCCTTACATGGAAGATGATATTGTAGGTACTATCGTACAAGATCCGTTAGATGATAGAATTTTAATATATGATATTGACCAAGATACATTACCACAAAACACCCTTGATCCTGTAGATGCTGTGATTAATCCAATCACACAAGGTCCAAATTTCGGTTTGCCAGGACCTATCAATGGGCGCAGATATTTAATTGTTGAAGATGTAGGTAGCGAAGGTAGCCCAACTGCTGCATGGGGCGATTTAGTAGCAAGCGCAAACGATATTATCCAATTTAGTTCAGCGACCATGTCATGGTCCGTATCTTTTGATGCAAGCGAATCAACAACCGTACAGTATGTGACCAATCTAACGACTAATATACAATACCGATATGTACAACAAGAAGGGCAATGGATGAAGTCCTATGAAGGTTGGTACGATCAGGGCGACTACAGTATTGTACTTTAATTTCACAACTGTTAAAATTATTGAATGAAAAATATTTCCGCAGGACTTTTCTTCTATTGTAAATCTACTGCGCGGTTTTTATATCTACTAAGATCAGATGCAAACTATTCTTGGGGAGTGCCCGGGGGAAAAATAGAAAAAAATGAAACGTTATTAGAGGGTTTAGAGCGTGAATGCTTTGAAGAAATTGGATATTTCCCACAAGATGCAAAATTAATACCAATCCAAAAGTTTGTCAATAATAATTTTACGTATCATACCTTTTTCTGCGCCGTAGATGAGGAATTTGTTCCTGATTTAAATGATGAACATGTAGGTTATGCTTGGATAGGAGATGGGCAACATCCTAAACCCATGCATCCCGGACTGTTTAGCACTATCAATATAGACATCGTTAAAGAAAAACTAGCAACTCTCACAAAATAAAAACGGGGCATAAAGCCCCGTTTTTACTAGTCATATTGACTATTATCAACTTGTTAGAAACATTTGAACTGCCTCAACACCTGTAGCGCCCAGTATTGCTGCTGCGCCCATTAGCATCCATTTTATCTTTTCAATACTAGATACTTTGTCTGCTAATTCTTCATGTTGTTTGGTTTGACCTTCTTGGAATTCTTTTAAAAATTCTCTAGTCTCAGCCATATTACGATCCAAACAATCATGCAGGTCTTTTACATCAGTTTTAAGTTCATCAACCTTGTCATGAAGGTTACGAACTTCTAACTGCAACACTGCTACATCTGTAACAGTTTGTTCAAATTTCTTTCTAACTGCTGCTGGCATTTTCTATTTCCTATTAACTGTTTGTAATAGTTACTACAGGTGGTAGAGATGCCTGTGCGTTCGCAACGATTGCTGAGTTGAATGATGCGATTACATCAGGATTTACATTTGCAAGAACTGCTGTACCTGAACCTGAACCAGAACCTGTTGCAGTAAATGTAATACCAGTCATATTAGCAAATGCACCAACTGCTGTCCAGTTAGTGTTACCTGCGTTATAGATGGTATATACTGTACCTGCTACTAATGATGCTGCTGCTACTTGTGCTGGGAACACCTCTGAATTATAATCATTCAATGATGAAACCTTACTTGTTGCTGTGTTGGCATAAGTTGCTGTAATAGTCATTGTGTTTGGAGTCAACGCTGTATTGGCAACGTTAGCAGTGAAACATTGTGCTGTTAGACCAGTTGTTGCACCTGTTACTAAGTACTTTGTCTTGCCCTTCTGACGAACAATGAAACCTGCTTCTGGAGTTGCATATACATATGCTGAACCAGCGAGGTTAGCACTTGCATCATTAGTTAGAAGTGTAGTATCTTGTAGCGCATTAGGTGTACCTGTTGCATCTGACAAGTCAACTTCTGCACCACCAACTGTTGTAGAAACAGTAAATGCAGATGTGTTAGCAATTGACAATACGAAATAAGTAGTTCCTGTAACTAGACCACCTAAGTTAGCGTCAAATGTAACTGGTAGATTTTCAAACAATGTTTGTGCGTTGCCAGTTGTTCTGACGAAGTTGCCAGTGTTTTTAGTGTTCGCAACTGCTACAGATGTTACACCAGTTGCAGTATCAACATAACCTAAAGTTACTAAAGAACCTGATGAGTTGACATATTGAATAACTGAATCGGCTGCAATGTTGGCTAAATCAGTACCTGCTCCACCGACAACGTTACTTGCGTCAGAAGCATAAAGTGTACCTGTACCATTAACACCAATAGCAACGTTAGTAAGAACTTGACTACCGTAGATTGCAGTGTTACCACCAACTACACCATATGTGTTAGCGTTAGTTGCTGGATATCCTGCACCGCCGATTGGATTGTTGAAATATGCATCAACAACACCGACTGATAGTGCTACAGATTGTGCAGCAGTGGTACCTAAGTTGAACTTAGTGTATGTTGGGTTTGCTGATAGTTCTGTTGCTGAAACAGTAAATGTGCTGTTATTACCTGCGTTCAATACTTGTAATATCCAGTATGTTGTACCGGCTAATAGATTACCTACGTTACTTGCTGGAATGAATGGCATGCCGGCAATGATACCTAGGTTAGTAAAGTTTGCGTTTGTTGTAACTACTTCAGTAGTTCCGTTTGTAGCAGTTAATGTAACAACTGCTTGGGCTTTTGCGATTTTAAGTGGACGACCCATTGTTTTATCTCCTATAATGCCGGGTTCTAGCCGGTACGCGGCGGGGACCGCATAAGTCCATAACAACAACGTCATGAACATACTATATTTATCAAAAAATACTATTTTATTGCGTGATTATTATGTAGTTGGTCCACCAGCTGCTGGAGTTGCTAGAACGCCAGTCGTGCCAGTGTTAGGATGAGGAGCACCCATTTCAGTAATACTGAATGGTTCTGCATTACCGCCAACGTCTAAGAATGATACTACATTACCTTGACCCACGATGATACTATTTTGAACAGTATTTGCAGGAATGATTGTTGAGTTAGCATCTGCTACAGTATATGGGATACCGTATGGATTATATCGTGCAGTACCACCTGATATTGCTACTGCGGCGTTAGCAGTCAATGTTAGACTTGTATTGTTAGCAATAGATTTTACAATGCCTACGGTACTACCTGCTGTATTTCCTATCCAAGCACCTACGTTCAACTGTGATAAAAATAATGTGCCTGATCCAGTCACTACATTACTGTTCGTAGCACAAGTTACAGTACCAGTTAACGCAACATTGGGGAAACTGGTAGTATATTGAATTGGTGAAGCCGTAGTCGCAATTCTGACTTTATCAGTTGCTATGTTTGCTGATGCTGTTGCTGAACCACTCGCTGTATATACGTATGATGCCATTGTTTTAATCCTGTGTTGTATTTATCTTATAATCTACCGACCATGACTTCGATCATACCTTCGTCACCGTCAAATTTATTTTCTATTGCTTTGCCTATCACTGTACCTATTTTAGGATCAATGATGCTTGCTTTTGCAATACCGTTACCTGCACTTATTAGCATGTCACCTTTAAGCACTGTTCCTATTACCTTTACTTTAACTCGTCCTATTAAAGCAACGATGACCGGATGTTGTGCTTGTATATCTCCATTCATCACATAAGCAGGATCACTAGATACTACTCCTGCAATTTTATTAGTTTCTTCTTTTGCAATAGTAACTTCCTTATCACCGCCAAATTGTAAAACAGTTCCCGGTGTGTACATTTTATCAGCAGCATAATATTCGGCTAAGTCAGCATATGTAGATTGTAATTTAGAACCAACAGATAAAGCCCAATTGCCTGTCATAGTTCCTGCTGTGCCAACTGCGCCTGTAGTTAGAGTCGTCATTACGGCATTTAAAACACCTGTAGTTTTATTGAATGTTAGGTTAGCATCACCGCCGAATACTGAACCACCATCATTGAATTGTACATAAGTGTTGGCACCACCGGGGCTACCATTACCATTCACGCCGCCTGCGATCACAGAGCAATTTCCTGCTATCGCACTACTCCAAGTCAATGTCAAACTATTAGCATTAGTATATGTCACCGAAGGAAAATCATAACGTCCATAATAGGAATTACCACTAGTATCAACTGGGTTGACGTTTACATAAAGTGTGTTTAAATTATGATTTATAACCCAGGTTGTACTTGCTGACGATTGAGTATGTAGGTAATAGCCACCACCACTTACTCCTCCTCCTGCACCCCAATATACTGTGCCGTTTCCATAAGTGGTCAAGACTTGTCCGCTTGTGCCACCTGTGATAGTAACATTTCCTACAGCACCTAAGTTTGCTTTAGTAGATACAACTAAGTTTGAGATATTCGCATTGCCAGATACTGTTAAATTATTACCTATAATTACATTACCAGGATCTATTGTAAGATTATTTGTAGTTTTGTTGAATGTGAAATTTGCACTGGCATCTAACAAATTGTTTGTGTTAAATTGAACACTAGTGGTGACCCCTGCAGCATTTGCTGAACCTTCGCTACCGGCTGGAGCGCAAACAAATTTACCACCAGAAACATATGCTAAGAAACTACTTGTGTTTACTGGAATAGTTAAATTTATATCAGAGTATAATCTAAAAGTAGTTGATGTAACATTGCCTATATAGTAAGAATTACTATTCAGTTGTATCATGCCGACAACACCTGTAATAGTTACTGATGAACTATTAGGAAGGTAAAATGGTTCAGTTGTTGTAACTACACCAGGATTATCCTGTGTCACATTTTGAATGTTACCTATAACTACGCCATTAGGACTCCAGTTTAAGTTACCAGTTCCATCTGTAGTCAAGACATAACCAATGGTACCGCCATCAATTCTGACGTTGCTTACATCACCTAATGTGATTAAACCGCCAGCGGCGCCGCCGCGATTTACCCAATTATCCCCGTCAAATACTAATAATTCTCCGTCGGCAACACTACTGCTTATATCTAAATTACCGTAGCCGCCGTCTATCTGGCTAAAAGAAATATTAGAATATGCTGTTAAGATTTCAACATTCTCAGGAATG